TTTTACAAAATCACTAACACTATTAATATCAGCTGGACATTTATATCCAGCATCAACTATGCGCTTTGCATAATTTTTAACATCAATATCAAGATCATAAAATCTCATACATCAATCCTGCCTTTTGTGTTATTATAATTATTTAATATTTCAGATGCAGATAAGCCTCTGTTGTAAATTAAAACTGCAAAAATATTTCCATTCGCTACATCATTACCACTAACATCTGCCCCATCATTATTATGTCTTGAACCAAAAAATGTTCCAACATTTGTTGGTCTATAATTAGTTATTGTAGCTGTACCTGCTTGAGATCCATTAATATAACAAATACTTGATGATCCAGAATGAGTGAATGAATATCTTGTGATTGGTTTAACTGCATTAGTTGTAATATTATATCTTGATCCACTATTTGATGCACCAATATTTAAGTTTGTTGAAGTGGTAAAAGTCGCAAGATATCCTTCGCTATTATTCCAAAAATCATTTCCCCATAAAGTTGACCAAGTATTAAAATCAGATATATAATAAACTATTTCTACAGTAAAATCAGAAGTAAGATTATATGGAGTTACTATATATCTTCCAAGTGATCTTGACATTGTTAAACCAGAGTAAGGATCAGAACCATAACTAAGACCACCCTTTAATGTAGCTTTTATAATATTTCTTAAACTAAAAATATTAGATCCAGCTCCTATATTATGAACTCCTCTTAAAAACCAAGCATCAACTAAGTTAGGCCAGAGATTATTATTTTTTTGATTTTTAATAAAATCACTAATTTGAATTATATTTTGCGGTATTCTTCCGCCAGCTTTTACAATATTGTTTGCGTAAGCTTTTGCATCAACATCAATGTCATAGTATCTTTTATACATTTAAATTTCTTCAATTGAAACGCCTTCTGGAGCAACAAAATCATCTGGCACAAGACAAATAAATTGCCAACCAATAATTTCTCTATTGTCTTGCTCTTCTGGAGCTGGCTGATCGCCATTCTTAATTGGGCCTGGAACTATAGTATGTCCATACTTTGCATCTCTTGTGACTGTATGATCTGAATTATCCCAGTGCTGAAAATTTATACTTTTAAAAAATTCAACTAACTCTTCACTAACTTCGGGACTATTTATTATTATTTTCTTTTCTTTCATATTAAACTAGTTCCCAAGAAATATATTTAATATTAACATTAGGATATCGAGCAACACTAACTGGACCATTATACTTTGGGGTAAAATCAATGAAGCTTCCACCATTATTATCAAATTCAGTATTTCCACCTTTTAATATTAAATTGAAACTACTGCCAGTTATAACAGCACCAGTTACGCCAAAACTTACTCCTGTAGTAACACTTGCTCCTGCGCCAAATTTAAGATAAATATTTCCTGTGCCATAATTAGTAATACCCCAACCTAATCTACTATTATTGCCACTAATAATTGTGTCAACGCCAGTTTGAATAGAATAGTTACTAGCATAACCACCAACTGGAGGAAATGCTGTGACACTATCAATATCCTTATCAAGATCTGCTTGAAGAGTTAATGCTCCACCACCTTGAGAATCAATATTTAATACTGCATGAGCATTACGATTATATTGTGGGAAAAATCCAGAAGCCACATCAACTGCTCGTCCTCCAACAGACTGATAATCAAATCTTATTCCACTTGAATACAACCCAGTGCTTGTTCCAGACCCAGTTATATATCCAGTTAGATAACCACTTGCAAAATCAACATCTTCTGTAGGAACATCATAAAATATTTGAAGTCTATCAGCATTAGCCATTGATGTTGTGTTGTAACCAAGTAAAAATCCACTAGTAGAATTAACAGCTCCAGTTGCGGCTGTATCTGCAAAATTATAAATTATTTGGCCTTTACTTACATTTGTTATTAATAGTAAATTATCAAGAATTACTGGATTAGTTGGGCCGTATTCAGTAAAATTAACTACTCTGCTACTAGCTAAGAACTGGTATCCTGTTATAAGTTTTTTCATATATATTTAAATAGATTACACCTTTTATATTATAGGGCTATAGCATATGCAATTGCTAATTTTTTTGCATTTTCTATTTGAGAGTAAACATCATAATTGCCGCTAATATTAATAGAACCACTTACTGTTGTATTTCCACTAATATTATGATTTCCTATAAAAGTTTTAACACCAGAGATAGTTTGGTTACCAGTAGTATATACTAAATTATTTAAATTATTAGCAATAACATCACCACTAACTCTTAAATTTGTTCCACTTATAAATACTGGAGAATTAATAAAATTAATATTTGTGCCAGAAAATGTCATGTCTCCAACACCGCTAAGATTTAATGCTATATCTATAAGATTAACTTCTTGACCAGAGAATGTAGTAATTCCAGTAAATGTTTTATTTCCAGCGATATTTTGATTTCCAGTTGTAAATACAATATTACTAGAAGTTGAATTGATGTAGCCGCTGAGAGTATTTATTCTTGTATTTAAAGTAGAGCCAGTTGAAGCAAGATTAGTTGCTAAAGTGCTGCCAGTGCTAGCAAGATTTGATATTGTAGCGTAAGTGCTAGTCAAAGTTCCACTAAGTGAATTTATATTAGAATTTAAAATAGAGCCAGTACTCGCAAGATTTGTAACCAATGTGCTTCCAGTAGAAGCAAGGTTAGTAATAGTAGCGTAATTAGAAGTTAGAGTCCCGCTTAAAGAATTTATATTAGAAACCAAAGTAGAGCCAGTTGATGCGAGATTAGTAATGGTAGCGTAAGTTGATGTCAATGTACCACTTAATGAATTAATGCTAGAGTTTAAAGTTGATCCAGTACTAGCTAAATTTGTAACTAATGTGCTTCCAGTCGAGGCGAGGTTAGTAACTAAAGTGCTGCCAGTACTTGCGAGATTTGTTATTGTTGCATATGTAGATGTTAAAGTACCGCTAAGAGAACTGATTTTTTGTTCTAATGTATTTCCAGTACTAGCTAAATTTGTTATTGTGCTAAATTTATTATCTGCAACTCCACTATAAGCTTGAATATCTTGTACAGAAGCAATATCTGATAAAGTTGAGAGATCACTATTTCTTGTGCTAATTCCAAATTTAAATTTATTAACATGATCAAAACCAATAATTGGACCAGTATCATTTATTCCTGTTAAACCACTTCCAGTAACAAAGAAAATTCCACCATCTACTGCACCACCAGTAAGATTTAAAAGCAAATACGGACTTTGAACATTAAAATTATTAGTACTAACAATAGTTTCAGTTCCAGTAACAAAAAGATTATTAATATAAACATTATCTCTGAAAGTTTTAACTCCACCTATGCTTTGATTTCCATAAAGTAAAACTGAACTCCCGCTAAGTGAATTTATACTATTTTGTAAAGTATTGCCTGTTGAACTTAAATTATTAGATATAGATGTATTTTGGTTATTAACATATCCACTTAAGTCATTGATTCTTGTGTTTAATGTAGAGCCCGTACTAGCAAGATTTATTGCTGTTGCATAAAGAGACAAATTTCCAGTAATTAAAGGATTACCACTAAGAATTGGAGCAAGATCAAAAGTTTTATTTCCGCTTATTGTTTGATTGCCAGTATTGTATACTAAATTATTCGCTAATATATTACCAACCACTTCTAATTTTTCAGATGGAGAACTTGTGCCAATACCAACTTTACCATCATTTTTTATTCTTAATCTTTCTGTTCCATCAGAAAAATTTTCAGAAGTAAAGAATTTTATATCTCCAGCTTGCCAATTATATTGTTCAAAATCGTTACCCTCTATTCCAAAAAATACTCCTTTATTAGTTCCGCTATGATTTAAAATTTCTAACCAAGTTCGGGGGCTATTCGTCTGAAGACTTAATGTATATTCAGAATTTGGATCTACGATACTACCTGCGTCATCACCAATTATTAAACGACCACTTTTAATTTGATTTCCAGTTGTAAAAATTATATTACTACTTGTAGAATTTATATAGCCACTCAATGAGTTTATACTACTAACAAGAGTTGAGCCAGTAGAAGTAAGTTGAGTATCAGTTGCATATGTTACATCAAGATTTCCAGTGAATCCAGTAAAAGCAGAGTTAAGAGAATTTATACTAGAGACTAAAGTTGAACCAGTACTTGCAAGATTAGTAATAGTTGCGTAGTTAGAAGTCAAGGTTCCACTAAGTGAATTTATGTTATTATTTAATGTGCTACCAGTTGAAGCTAAGTTTGTAATTGTAGCATAATTACTTGTTAAAGTTCCACTTAATAAGCCAATTTTAGTTTCTAATGTACTGCCAGTACTTGCCAGATTATTTGCTACTGCTATAACGCTAGCGTCTGTTGCATAAACATTATCAAGATTATTAATCTGATTTTGTAGATTTGAACCTGTGGACGCGAGGTTAATGATTGTAGCATAGTTAGAAGTTAGAGTTCCGCTTAAAGAAGATATACTAGAATTTAAAGTACTTCCAGTTGAATTTAAATTACTTATTGTGGCGTAGGTAGAGGATGCAACATTTGTTGTGAGATAATTTCCAGTTAATGTTCCACTTAATGAAGTTATTTTATTTTCTAAATTTGAACCTGTTAAACTTAAATTAGATGAAACTGTATTTATATTACTTTGAAGAGAAGATCCAGTAGATGCTAAGTTGTTTGATGTATTTGTGTCTTGAGAATTTACATAACCACTTAGATTGTCTATTTTAATATTTAATGTATTACCAGTTGAATTTAATTGAGAATCTGTTGCGTAAGTTGTATCTAAAGTTCCAGTATATCCAGTAAACAATCCACTTAAATTATTTATTGAAGTATTTAAATTGGCGCCAGTATTATTTAAATTAGTTGTTAATGAGTTTACTGCTGATTGAAAATATCCACTATTACCAGAAATAAAAATTGTATTAAGTCCACTATTATAAACTATATTACCATCTGATCCAGTTATAATAATATTTTCTGCAGTTAAAGTATTAATACTAGTTGGAGCACCTCTTGGTCCTTGAGGTCCAGGAATAGAAATGTTAGTAGCTAAAGCTTGTGTTGGTGATGTTACATCAACACTAATCGTGCTAGGCAAATTAACATCTACAGTAATATCTGCCATAAATTTATCTCGTTACTTCTGGTAAAATTGTAAACTTTCCTCGCATTAATTTAATACTATTTCCAGTTAATACTCCAGATGGATATCTTTCAATATCATAGATATGATCACTAACTGGAAGATCTGCTGAAATATATGAATTAACATTAATTGAAACTATACCACTTAGACCATTTCCAGATATAGTTGGATTTAAATCTAATAAAACTCCTGTAGAGCCATAACTTGCGCGAACTTGACCACGCACACCATAACCGCTAAGATTAACTGCTGCTCCGTTACTGTCTTTTAAATTTAGTGTTAATTGTAAATAGTCGCCTTGATACCCAGTGATATTATAAAATGTTGCCATGTAAAATATTACACAGAACAATTATTTTATTGATATTAAATTAGCGACCTTCTGAAAGAATATCTTTTGCAGCTTTAGAAATATCTTTTTTTGTTGGAAGTGCTCTTGCAGAATATTGAGAAACGTGCTTATTAAATTCTTTCTTTAATCTTGTTACAAGAGAATTTCTATCATCAATTGGAACTAATCCAATCTTTACTGCATGAGCTTGAAGATCACTTTTATTTAAATCATTTAAATAATCAGAATATTTTTCAGCATCAAGAGTGCCATATTTGCTCTTACCATCATCTCCCCATACTTGATTTAAAGTAAGTGGTTTCTCTACTTTTCCATGAGTTTGATTTAAGTTATCTAGTTGACCTTTAGCTTGTTTATTTGATTTACGTGGCATAATATTCTCCTTGTATTATTATATAGTAATAAATATGAGATGTCTAATAAAAAAGAAAAACCCAAGGGGATGAACCCTTGGGCTTTTCAATTTTCTAATATTTAAATATTAGCTAGCGGCTACGATTAGTCCTGCAACTGCACGACCGTCGAGACATACGCGACCCTCTTCGAGGGATCCGTAGAATCCAACTTTGTCAGCGCGAGTTACGAATTGATCGTCTGGAAGAGCAGTGAATGTTCCACCAGTTTCGCTATTGCGAGCTACTGGACGAACAAATGCGTCTTTAGTTAGATCAAGACCAACAAGGATTTCATCGCCAGAATTACCAGCGTCAAAATCTGGAGATCCACCGTTTGTGCCACCATAGAAGCTATTGAATAGGGTGTTGTACTTTTTGCCAACTCCAAATTCAACCAATTCATGGATAGCGATACCATAGATCTCTTGAGCACCAGCGTTACGATAAATTTCTTCACGAACACCAGCTGGAAGATCGGTGGATGTATTTGTTACTTGATTGTAAGCAAATGCACGGATATCACCTTTGATCTCTGGACTTACGAATAGATCGGTTAGACCATAAGAACTGTCAGTTGTACCACCAGCATAAGAGGTATTAATTCTCTTTACGAGGGTGATTAAGCTATTCAAACCACCGAGGGTTAATGCACCACCAGTGATTCTTTCGATATGATCAGCACCATTGCTTTGAGCTTCAGCGAGAGCTCTTAGAACTACTGCCCAAGCGTTACGCTCTTGTTTGACAAGAACTTCGTTGGTCATGCGCTCTACGGCTTTACTAACAACATCAAGACGGCCACGGCGAACATATCTTTTTAGCATTGAAACTGCGCTATCTAAACGATAGGTTGCAACTTTCAATTCACTGAAACCTTCAACGTTAGAAGTTGGAAGACCACCTGCTACGTTTTGGCTCCATACAGTTGTATATCCTTCACCTTCACCAACCCATAGGTCGAGAGGAATAGAGGGATTATCATCTTCATCATAAGCTAGATCACTGTAAACTGCACTAGCTGTACCAGCTTGCATTAGAACTTTGCTAACGACTGGGCCGATAAATGCTGCAAATGCTTGAGTGGCTTCTCTGGCTACGTTAGCATCTCTGCTACCCATAGCTTTGATTAGCTCAACTTGCTCTGGTGTATTTTTTAATTTTAATTTCATGTTAAATTTCTCCTTTATTGAAATTAGAGTTCGATCTTGAGGAGAGCAACGCCATTAGCGTCACGATCACCAAGAAGCTTTCCTACTCTTGTACCACCAGTGTTTGTGGTTGACAAATCACCTGCGGTACCAGAATGTAGGTAAACTACATCACCAGCTGAACCAGCAGCTAGTCCACTATAAAGAACTACGCCACGAGTTAGAACTGGAACTGCTTGACCACTGATAACTACGTTCATCTCAGCAGCTTTACGAGGATTGTAAACTAGTTTCTCGCCATTTTCGTCAGTTTCACGAATGTCGAGTAGGGTCAATCCAATAACTTTATCACCAGAAACAGCAGCAGCTACTTTTGGTACTGCGCCATAACGTTGTGATACTACATTTGTGTAAGAAGCGCCAGGTCCACCTAGCATTTCTACTGGATTAGTTGAATCGGCTTGGAAGCCAGCACCTTGGACTTTAACCGCAGTGCCTTTACGAACAAGAGTACTATCTCCGCTATAAGCGAAGAAATTAATAACATCATGCTCGCTATATTGTTGTAATGGTCTTAAATTACGTGCCATATATTTTTCTCCTTATTTTATTTTCTGAATTCAAATCCATCCAAGCTAAAAGCTTTAGCGTACTTTTCTTGTACGGTTGGCTCGCTAGCAGGGGCTGAATTTGGTATTTCAACGGAAGCTTTGGTTCCATTGTCAACAGCTTGTTCTACAACCTCTTGGGTTGTAGGAACTTGTGCTACTTCTTCGGAAGCTTTGACTTCTTCGGAAATTGTTGAAGCTTTCATTTCTTGCTCTTTTTCTTTATTCATTTTGTCTTGAGCAGCTTTTTTAGCAGCTTTGTTTTTCTCTTTCATGAGAACAGACATTTTGGTTTTGTAAGCAGAAAAGGCTTCTTCGTTTAAATCTTTAATATCTGCAGCTAGAACTTGGCGATCTTCATCGCTCAATTCAAACTCTTCATCAAGAGCAGCCATTCTGAGGGTGAATGCTTCTTGTTTAGCTTTAGCTTCTTGTTCAGCTTGAATAGCAGATAGTTTTTCATTAACTTCGGCTAGTTGCTTTTTAAGAACTTCTTGTTCAGCAAATGCAGCTTCGTATTTTTCAGTTGCAGCTTTAACAGCATTATCTTTTTCAGCTTTTTCTGTTACGAATTGATCGCTAACTTTTTTAATTTCCTCTGCAATAAAATCAACAACAGAACTAGCTGTTACTTGACTAAGCAAAGAATCTGTAATTTCTTCAATTTTTGTTATTTTCATATATATCCTCTCTAATTTTACATTTAAATCAGCTTCTTGGGAAATATTATTTTCATTAAGCATTTGAATAGAAGATTTATTCTCTTGAATATCTAGAGCTTTTTCTTCTGTTTTAACTGCTACTCCTTGCACATCAGCTGCAGGATTTAATGTTAATCCCACACCTAATGGGACAACTTTACCCAAGACTTGTCTATAAACGTACTTATTACTTGAAATTTTGCCACTTCCACCAAAGCTTCTTAATGAGCTTTCCATCTTTTCGATCTCTTTTTCATCAGTTATAAACTTGCCATTTTCTATGTTTTTCTCGTTTTCATCAAGAACTACTATATTATATTCATTAAATCCAAGCTCCCAACTAGCACTTATACTCATATAATTATTGCTAGTAGGATCGTTGCTCTCTTCAATTTGATCTGCTAATTCTTTATTAACAACTTTCCAAATAACGCCACCAAGTGTGATATTAAATGGAGTTTTCATTTCTTTAACATCTAATTCAGCAAGACTTTCATTGCTGCCAAATTTACTAAAGCTAGCAGATAATATGCATCCAATTACTTGATTTCTATTGTGTTCTACATTAATTGGCTTATTAACAAAATTTTTAGAAATCTTAGCAGCAGTTTCGCCATCTATAACATCGCCATTTTTATTAACTCTATTAACAACACAAGCATCAAAAGCGACAGGAAGAAGATCAATATTATCTTCTGTGTTAATATCTGGCAAAAATTTCTTTAATTTTTCAAGTGAAGCAACTGAAAGGTACTTATCTTTCTCTTCACTAACAACTGGTCTAATTTTAATATTAGCAAATGTACTTAAAAATTTTGTTTGTTTTTTCATAATTATATTTTATCTATATCGAATCCATAGATTACACCATCTTCTTCATCATCGAGATATAATTCATTAATATCATTAAATTCAAAATCATTTAAATCATAATTTTTTAAATCTTCTTCTGCTTGAGCAAAATCTTCATCGTCTGGTTCAAAATTAGCTTCTACTTCATAGTCAGAAACTGAGGCTCTTGCAATATCACTATCAGCTTTTCTATAAGAATCTTTTACTTTGCCACCTCGTACCATTTTTAAAAACATATTTACGCGTGCCATAGCCCAACCGCCTCTAGTCATTCCTGGTCTGTGAGAAGAAGAAAATGCACCTGCGCCACGACGATATACTTTTTTTAATTGGCCAAGAGTTACTTTCTTTTTATTTTTACTATTATGTTCTTTAACTTTATTTTTAAGAGCTTCTACTACTTTTTTAGAAAATTCAATAGCTTTATCACTTTTTGTTCCTGCGCTGCCAGGTTTATTTTTAGATGAGCCTTTGCGTCTTTCAGATGGTTTTGCTGGAGTTTGGGCAGCAGACTTTGGGCCTTTTCTTTTGGCGTTTGATTCAAAGCCATATTGTTCAGAATTATAATTCATTCTATATATATTATACACCTATAGAGAGAAGATTTTTAATTAATTTTAATTATTTTATATAAATTAACATAACGGATAGAACATTATGCTAATCTTTTTTACCACGCTTGGTTGCATCTATAAACCCGTCGCAACGGATCAAGTATTTCATTAGATATATCTATATCTAAAATTATTATAAATCTGAGAAATTTCAGCTTGAGAAAGAGCAGTGTTGTATGAATTAATTACACCAATATCTAAATTGTTGAGGTATCTTCTTTTCTTTTTTGAATTAAAAAGTCTTATTCCATGAGATAAAGCTGATTTACCGAATATTAAATAATTAAAATTGAAAGTATTATTAAAATAGAATTGTGTATTTGTATGAGGATAGATTGTTCCATCTTTTTTATAAAAACCTGGACCAAGAGGTATCTCATCACGACGATCTTTATAAAGTTTTCTATATTGTATTTTTCTAGTGAAAGTACCATTAGGTGGATTAATCGCTCCTTCTACAAACCATGTAATTAAATCAAATGAACCATATGAAGGTACACCATTGGAATATTCTGGATCTGCTGGATCCCAAAGATACCAAAAAGATCCTGCCCATTCAATGTATTTTCCATCTGGTCCATCAAAAGTTGTTGTACCTCCTGCGACACGGGTATAATATCCATTCCCATAATCTCCTCCATCAATAAGTAGTTCATCGAACTGATCATCATAACTCGGATTAACAAGAGGATTAGAAGGCGCTAATGCAATACTTTGAAGTTCACCATTTATATAAATTTCTATATAAGTATCATTGGATCTAATTGTTAACATATACATCTCGCCAAAATTAAATTTATAATCTGTCATAAGATTAAAAGAAATTGGTCTATTAAAAGTTTCACTATAACCAAAATGACCAAAACTAAAAACAAAACTAAAATTATTAAAAACACTTTTATAGCTAGGTCTTCCAACTATATTATAATATGGAGAACGATATCCTATAGAAAATGGAGTATTATTTTGAGACCTTGAAGTGCAAAAAATTCCTCTTTTTTCTCTCACAATATAACCAGTATTTGGATTTTTATGAGAAACTGGCCGCTGTAATCTTACGAACATATTTAATGTAGAAAATGTATTTTGTCCAATAGAAAAAATATTTTGAATATCATTTCTATTTATTTTTAATAATGGCCATTTGCTATCTACTGGTGGATTTATACCATTAACACTCTGATTATAATATTTATTTAATTTTTTACCTTCAACATCGCTGTTATCAGAATATTTTATATATGAAAATGTATTATTTTTTATTTCACCTTTTTTTGTATTAAAAGCTGCACCAACAATATGTTGCGGAGAAAGTGGATTAACTCCTTGATTTGGAACAGTATTATCTATTTGATAATCTCGAATTTGTTCTAGAAAAGCAGGATCTAGTCTTGCGCCAAATTTATATTGTTGATTTAAATACTCACCCATTGCTGGTGGAGTTTGACCATCGTTATAAGCATCTCCACCATCTGGAGTTGACCAATCTAACGCAAATGGTCTAGTTCCTGCATTTCCTCCTCCCTCAATTTTATAAAATAGACTAGTATAGTCTCTTTCATCGCTATCATAAATATACCAATTTCCTGCTTCATAGTAGATAACCATAGCTTGATCATCATCTTTTATATAATATCCACGACCATTATAGAGTCCCACATCTAAACTTAAACTATATATTCCATTTACATAATTTAAAGAACAACCTTGTAATAAAATCTTATATCTTTCATTTTGTATTTGACTTTTATAAAAAACTGGATCAAAAAGAAAAGTTAAAGAATTTTCTAGCACAGACGTAGGAACTGTAGAATCACCTTCTTCAAGCCAAGTTATTAGATTGAATGATGAGTAGGTTGGATCTTCTCCTCCTGTATATAAAGGATCATAAGCATACCATACAGAACCTAACCATACTATAGTTTTACCATCTGGACCATCAAAAGTTGTTGTTCCACCAGAATTTCTAGTATAGATTCCATTACTATATGTTCCACCAGATAATGTAACTTTGCTTATAAAAGTTGGTGGTAAAAGATCTATGTATTTTTTTTCATTTAATTTTCCACCGCCACTTTTAGTAGAATTAATCTTACCACTTCCACCTTTGCCTATTTTTATATTCATTTCTTATATAATTCTTTAGACACATCATTAGCAGAGCCCATAGTTGGAGTTTCTGGATATTTTGTGGGTAATTCTCTACTATCAAAATTTGGTTCTGAACAGCTAACTAAAAATAACAAAGGCAATATTAATATTAGTTTTTTCACAAATACTATTACACTTTTAGTGAATCTTCTATTAATTTAGCTTCAGCATCTCGTCTACGATTCATGCCTTTTTCTATGCTTCCACCAATCCATATTCTTTTCATATTTCTTATTTGATTAGCTATAAAGGTTAATGCTTTTTGATCAAAAGTAGATACTAATTTCATACCATCTCTAATTAATTTCATTTCGCGGCGACGATCACCTTCTAAAGCTGCTCCTCTATTAAATACAAGACTAACTAATCCACCTTTTGCATCTTCTGGAAGATTATCAAAATTAGGAAAAGTTTGTTGTGTTAAATTATAGAATTTAGTTACTGTTTTATTATTGAATACTTTTAGTGCAAGATCCCAAGGAATAGTTATATCTTTTAATCCTCTAATAAGATTCTTAGCATTGTATCCTTTGATACCAACTACTTTATATAATCTATCAAAAGTTTCTTTAGGTAGATCTTTCCAATCTTCGCTAAATTCTGTTTTATTTACATAACCCAAATCATAACCAACACCAATTGTAACTCCGCTTTGACCCTCGGGCCAAGCTGGATTTTTTAAAAATTTATTATAATAATTTTCGCCACCGCCAACTTCAAATTCAAGAATAAGATCTAAGGATTTTTTTGATAGCATAGTTTATTAAGATTTTTTTAAATTTATTTTTCCACCACCAAGATTTTGTTTTTTAATAGAAATTTTATTATTTGTTAAAATAATAGCATCAACATTCATACCATTATCCCAAGTACTTTCCCAAGGATTTAAACTTGCATTATTTGAATAAGCTAAAGTAAAAGGCAGTCCAATAAGGTATAAAATCCAAGCATCATCAAGTGGGCTCCATGCAATTGCAACATCTACCGTTGGGCTTATATTATCTTTTAAATACCATCTTCTATTATTAATTAAATTTTTTTGTAATACATAAATTCCATCGGTAACTGGATCGCCACTATTTGAAACTAATAAACTTTTTCCTTCTGTTATTTGTAACTTACCCATTTTATTTTTTAATTATTTATTTTATCTATGGTCTTGTCTAGTATATTGTCTTGAGGTACTTTTTCTTTTAGCCAAGAGTTCATAACACCAAAATAAACAAGATGTTCACTACTAATAAGAAATAATTCATTGCCAAAATTATCCTTGTAAGGAGTTATTCCAGAATCTTCAGTTAGATCAATTGCTTTTTCTTTTTTGAATTTAATTCTATACATTTTAATTAGATTATTATATCGTTCGCGCGCTTGACGAGTAATAAGTGCGTCATCACCAACAAAACAAATTAATCCACCATTATCTTTATCATATTGCTTTGGGGTAGTTGCATCATAAGATGATTTGTCATCTTGTATTTTATTTGGTGTCACAGTAGCACAACCAACAAGAAGAAAATTAAGAACTAATATGCTTGCGAGCTTGTTCAAGGTCTTTTTCCTTTACTGCATTTTCGATTCCACTTTGATGATCAACTTCTTTTTGAGCTTCTTGGCGCTCTTTCATTTCTTTTGTATTCTTAGCACCGAATACATTATTGATTGCTGCGAATATTCCAGATACTGCTGAGAGTAAAGCTTGGAGTATTCCAGTTGGCATAATTACTCTACGTAACTTGCTGTGGCATCTTTACATCCAGATGCAATAGCGTTAAGTACCTTTACTGCAAGAGCACCATTTCCATCTAGTCTAGCAAATTGTTGAGCATAAAGATCTTTGATTACAGTAACATAATTCGCCCAATGAGTTTTTTCTGCTGGAAGATAATCATTAAGAGCTTTTTGAAGTTGCTCTGGAGTTGGAGTATTTCCAGCTGTTAATCCTTCTACAATTGCTGCAACATGATTAATCATCTTAGCTTTTTCAATTCTATCATTACCAGAAACTGCTTGATCGAGAACAACAGTGCAAGCTAATACTACTGCTGGCTTAACATAAGGAAGAGTATTTTCAACACTTGTTGCAACATCAACTTTTCCAGTATTGGTTGTAGCACAACCAACAAAAAATACGCTCAAAAGAGCAACTGCGGCTAATTGTAATTTATTCATATATTTTCTCCATTTCTTATTTTTGCTTCAATCGTTTGACCTACTGTTCCACCAGTAACTGCTGCATCTTTTACTGTTAGCGCAAAAATGATACCAGAAACAACTGCTACTAATCTTGCTATGCCATTGATATATTCTTGTGCAATATCTGGAAGAAAATGTATTAATGTTGGATCAGAGTGAATTGCTATTGCTGTGGTAACTGCTACAACTGTTATAACGCCAGATGAGCTAGATCTCCAATTTGGGCCAAATATTTTAGATAGCATAGTTTTCATAAGATATTACACATTATTATAAAAGAAAAAATATTTAAAATCTAATAAATTAATATTCTAAGAATACTATTGGACCCAAGGATATTGAATTACTATTCCAAATGCCTGTTCCTATATTAGTTTTTAAATCATTATTAAAACTACCAGTCTCATAAATCGTATTACTTTCGAAAGTACTATTTACTCCATGAAGAACAAGATTACCAGTATTTATGCCAAAATGATCTCTAATACCTTGAGATCCAGCAACCCTAAAAGTTGACCCTTGACCTGTCTGAAGTACAGAAGCAACAATATAAGGACCTTGAGAAAAATTTCCATTTAATGTTGTTCTATAAATACCAGTATAATCAATACGACCTGTTATTGATCCAGATGCAATTAATCTGGCGTTTTCAAAACCATAATGTCCAGAATATATACCTATATTAATTTTTGGATCATGAGTCGAATAAATTGTCATCTCTACGCAAGCTACAGGATTGGTTACATTTTTTTTAATTAAAAAAGGAAAGTAAGTTATATATCCAGAAAGAGGAGCTGTGCTTGTAACGCTTTCTAAAGATAACGGTGAATATCTTCTTATACCTGTCCAAGCTGGAAATTCTGGTGGATGTGGATTAACTTTACTTCCATTAATATTTAAATCAAGATTTGTTAAGAATATTCCACTAACATCATCTTTAAGATAAAATCTTTGACCAGATGATATGCCTGTGTTGGAGTAATGAAAAATTTGATTGCTCATTTTGATATATTATAGGTTAAATGAACCAATTCCTCCAGTGCAGTTTGTTAAAGTTCCGTTAATAGCGCCACCGCTAGCAAACGAATAATCTCCGCCAGTGCAGTTTGTTAAAACTGCTGTGGAAGAGATAGCGCCACCAAATGAATAGTCTCCACCAGAGCAATTTGTAAAAGTACCACTTGCAGTTCCACCATTTCCACCAAATGAATAGTCTCCACCAGTACAATCTTTAAAAGTTCCACTTGCAGTTCCACCATTTCCACCAAATGAACCAATTCCTCCAGTACAATCTTTAAAAGTTCCACTTGCAGCTCCACCACTTCCACCAAATGAACCAATTCCTCCAGTGCAGTTTGTAAAAGTCCCACCTGCGTTTACGGTTCCGCCAAATGAATTAATTCCTCCAGTGCAGTTTGTAAAGTTTCCATTTGCACTTCCACCTGGTTCTCCACCAAATGAATAGTCTCCACCAGTACAATCTTTAAAAGTTCCACTTGCAGCTCCACCACTTCCACCAAATGAACCAATTCCTCCAGTGCAATTTATGAAATTTCCATTTGCAGTTCCATATGAGCCAAAGGATTCAAGTCCTCCAGTGCAATTTGTGAAAGTTCCGCTTGCAGTTCCAAGTCCACCGCTAAACGAATTAATTCCACCAATGCAATCTATAAAAGTTCCACTATACTCTATTACCATCCTCATGCTCCAAACATTAGTTGAATTAGAAGTAAATAATACATTTTCTACATATGTTAAATTTAAATTAGTACTTGGAAAATAAGCTGCTGGGTCAGTACTACTGTAAGCGGGGGAATAAGTTGTATTACTATTTTCTATTGTTAGATTATATAATTTAACATCATTTGCAGTTTGTTGAACTGTGCCTCTGTTTGCTGCTCCAAGATTGCTCGTGATATAATGTTTGCTTCTATCTGAAGTAGAGCCAACTATATCAATATATTGAGTATCAAGAATTAAACTTTGAGTTCCAAGATCATAAGTTGCTGCTGGTAAAATAACAGCTAATCTATTACTAGTTGATAAAGCGATAGCGTTAGGAGTTACTGTTTTTGCAAGAGCGTAAGCTGCTAGAAGATTGTTGCCATTAGTTATAGCGTTGTCTGTTACTTTAACGGTAACATAATTGGCGCTATTTAATTTATTTAATATATCTGCCATTTTAACTTACTCCATTATCTGCACTAAAGGTTACCCATCCTGTATAACCTACATTATTTACACCCAAGAGTTGCAAACTCTCGTTCCTATAAAGATTAACAGTAGAAAATCCATCTATAGTTCTTTGACCAGATCCTGTTATCAACAATATTCCAGTATTTAAATTTTTAACATAATAATTTATGCCAGAAGTTATTCCACTAGGCAAAGTGCCTGTTATGTTAGTTGAGCTGTTTGTTATATTAATATAATTATCTCCAAAAATAAAATTACCAGTAGAGTAATTATAAGATGATATTTTTTTATTTGTTATTGAAATGGTATTAAAAGAACCTGTTTGAGCGATTGCATTTCCTTCGACTTTTAAGTTGCCTCCGCTAATGTGGACTTTTTCTGTTGGGAATAATGTTCCAACACCAACTTTACTTTCAGTTTTTTCAGATATTAATACTCCAGATCTACCAATTCTAATGTATGGACCATAACCTACTGCTGTAACTGCGCCACCAGTTTCCCAAATTTTTATTTCTCTTTCGTTGTTTAATGTATTTATTGATTGCCCTAAAATTCCAGTATCAGTTCCTATTGAAACTCTGCTATTTAAAAATGGTCTACTTAATAAATCTATATCGGTATCTGCTGTTCCTGCATTTCTTAGAAATGTAACACCAGAAGAGAAAATTATACTATCATCAAATATTTTGTTTCCAGAGATAGTTTGATTGCCTTGATCTGTTATGTGGACTGTTGTTGGCATATTATTGGTTCTCTAATTGAGTTTTCTTATCTTGTATTACACTATGTAATTTGAAGTTATTTTTAACGCAATTAAATATGTTTTTCATAAGTTTATGCTGTTGGATCAGTTATTACTAATTGATCGCTACTGTTAAAATATCTTAACCTCTGAGATAGTGCTGCATTTTTAAATAGTGTTGTACTATATCCAGAATACACATGAGTTGATGATGTAAAATCTATGCCGTTAATATTATCTTCACTAGTGTTAAGTGCAAAACCATATCCTATCGTGTTACCCTCAAAAATGTTTCCTATGGTGTTATTGCCAAAAAAACTTCCTATATTATTGCTGTTAAAATAGTTTGCTATAGTGTTAGAATTAAAACTGTTTCCAATTATGTTACTGTCAAAATTGTTTCCAATTACGTTACTATTGAAACTACTTCCAACTGTGTTAGAGGTGAAATTATTGCTAGTCATGTTATAAACAAAATTATCTGTAATTGTGTTCCTGGCGAAATTTCTGTTAATTATGTTAGAGACAAAATTATTGCTAATTGTATTTAAGTAAAAACTGGTGGCAATTTCATTACTCGCAAAATTGCCGCCAATTACGTTAGCGTTGAAATTGTTTTCAATTGTGTTAATGTAAAAATTACTGTTAATTGTGTTGTTGTTAAAACTGTCGCCAATTGTATTAGAGTAAAAATTGTTGGCAATTATTACATTGCTATAACCACCTTTTATTTTTATATTTTTAACATTATTTAAAGTAAAAGTCCCTAATCCAGTAAGAGTAGAAGTAAAAGTTGGTTGTTGAATTCTTGAAGAGGTTAAAGTTGGTAAATTTATTCTATAATCCCCATAAGAATCATCATAAAGTGCTCTAAATCCATAACTTTCATCTGTGCTAAAAAAAGTCCCGCTTTCAACAAAATCTGACACTGGAAGCCAAAAATTATTATTATCTAAAGCATTTCCGCTATTACCTGTGACAACTGAATAATATAACTTGCCGCGATTGCTATTATTACCAGTTTCTTTAACAAAATTTAATCTAGAGTATTGATAATTACCAGAATAATTTGGCACAGAACTAACATCTGGTTTGCAGCAATTAACAGTAATATTTCTCCAATCATAAGCAATATCAATATCTAGAAGATTATCTACTCTTCTATAAATCCAACCTTTAAAGTCTGGTATACTTGCATTATTGTTAATAGTTCCCCAAGAATAAGATCCACTTGCATCTATATTATAATAAATTGTATCTTGAGGATAAGTTTCTGATTGAGCTATGTGATATATTTTATTATTCGAAAGCGCAGTAACAATAAGAGGTTCACCAGAAACTGCCGTTTTTACTGTTTGATCATTGATTGATTGATTGTTCCATTTAAGAACAAAATCTGAAATTCTATATAGTTGACCACTCAATAATCCGCTGGTTGCTTTTAGTCCAGTTAGAGTTGAATATGTGGTATTTAAAATTTGATTAGATCCATTAGCAAAAGTTTTAATTCCAGAGATAGTTTGATTTCCAAATGTTAATACTGAAACTCCACTTAGATTAAGTATATCTTGAACAGAAGCAACGTTAGTATAAGTATTTTCAATAAATACATTGTCTAAAGCTGGATTACCTGCAGTCGCCCAAAATCCTATAATAATATTAGTATTTGCTGGAATTGAATTTCCAGTTAATGTAAATGTACCGCTAGTTGCTGTAGTATATGAACCTGTAGCAAGATCATTATAATTTGAATCATATATTGCTGCATTTAAAGTTGGAGTACCAAAAGCTGGAAAAGAATTCAATAAAGTAAATGTTAATTTAACATCTGATGTTATTGGTAATCTTCCTAAATTTTGACGAAAAGAATTACCAGAAGGACCTGTCGCCAGTGCTGCCACATTAGCTACATAATTATTAGTTCCTAAGCCACTATAAATAGTATAAGGGTTATTAACTCCAGACCAACCAGTTGCCACGCCACTCCACCATTCGGGTGGTTGACCTGTGAGCCCATTTAAATTGCTAAAATCACTATTAACAACAGGATTTATAAATAAATTCGATGGAGACGCTTCGATGTATTGACTTTGACTTGGGACCCATACGTAGGTTCTGAAATTATCTGTTGTTGTATAAATTCTGCTTGTTTGTTTAGGGCCATTAAGAACAAGATCTCTATAATTGCTGTAACTAGGGAAAATGGATAAAGCATCTCTTTGCGTTTGCACTGTGCCAGTTAGTAAAATTTGTCCTGCTGAACTACTATTTGATATTTGATTAGCTAGAATACTTTCTCCACTTAAAAAAACTCCTGTATTGTTTATTGTTGGTCTAGAAGAAAAAGTTTTTATTCCAAAAATTGATTGATTTCCTGTTAATGCAACTGCGCCAATCGAATTTGGATCAAGAGCATCTCTTTCGCCAGAAGCGTGAGATTCATTGTGCGTAACTTGCGCTGAGAATTTTATATCTACAATTTGATTTAAATTATCTGTCCATCCTTTAAGTGGAAAATCTGCTTCAAATCCACCTGGAGTTACAACGGGAGATTTAGCTATAAAAAATGCAGCACTTAAACCACCATAGTAGTATTTCCATCTACTGTCTCCAGTATCAAAATATATTTGGACTTCTCCTGTTGTCGAACCTATTCCACTATAATAATAACTTGGTTGACCAAAAGTATAAGGTCTATACTCTGTTAACGCTTTAAATTTTGGAACAGCTGGTCCATATCCTTCTGCAATTACTAAATTTGCATAATTATTATTATAACCATATTGAGTCACACGTGGATCATCATAAACAAACCATTTCTGGCCGCTTATTGTTTGATTGCCAGTATTATAGACTAAATTATTAGCATAAACTTGTTGAAATATACCAGTATAACCACTAATATTTCCTGTAACTGTTGTGTCAATTATTTCGTTATATCTTAGAGTACCAGCTACTGTTAGATCGCCAGAAACGTTTAAATTATTAGCGAAAGTTTTGTTTCCAGAAATAGTTTGGTTTCCAGTATTGTAAATTAAATTTGGAGCAATTATTCCTGTCGCAAAAGTTTTAACTCCACTAATTGTTTGATTTCCTGTTAAAAGTACAGTTCCACTAGAAAAAATATTTAATGCAGCTTGCTCTGCTAAATCTAAAAGTAATCCACTTTCTGAAGATATAGAGTCTACAAAAAAACCACTTAATTCATTTGGATTGATTTGCTTTACTCTGATATAATTTGGCATATTATTTTACCTTACTATGATAAAGAATACTTGCAAGATAACTATCAACTTGATGATCATAAGCAATAGAATTTACGCTAGCAACAACTTCTTGATTTTGATCAACTGGTTGTTTAATATAATCTTCTATTTTAGAAACCCAATTTTCTGGAGTTTCATTTGCTATAATAATTTTACTAATTTGTTCTGCTACTTCTTTTTGGTTGTAGCTTAATTTTTTAAGATTGTGTTTTTTACGAAGAGCAGACGATACTTCTTCTTCTAGTTTTTGAGCAAGAACAAGATTTTCTTTTACTTTAGAAAGGCTAAACTTATCTTCGTTAGCTTTAGATTGTTTGCCTTGGCCAATTGGAGAAACATTTTTAGTTGATTGTGGAGTTCCAGAACCAGCTGGTCTTCCTGCGCTGTCTGGAAGTTTTGCACCACCAATAAGTGGTTGATAAAATCCTTGATCTTTTAGATCTTTAAATTTTTGTTGAGCTTCAGTAGACTCTTCTGCATTTGGAAGGCGACCAGTTTCAATTGCTCTAATGCCTTCTTCTGGAGTAAGAACACCTAATTCAACTAGACGAGTATAAACCCTAGAATATTGAATATCATCTTTAAGATCAATATCTTCAAAATTTGGCATTGGATAATTTTTAAATCCAAGTTCTTTACTCATTCTACGAATTTCTGGTACTAAAAATTCATTAATAAATGCTTGACGAGCTTGTTTTAATCTTTCAATAAATACTTGCACTTTAATACTTGTATTAGCAAATTTTTCATCACCAATAAGAATATTATTTAAACCAATTTGAATATCTCTATCTACAACTTGATATTTTTCTGGTCCTATTAAATTTCCAATATTAGGAATTACAAATTCAGCTTTGGTTGTATAATCAGCAATTAAAACTCTACCCACGCTTTGATTTGCAAAAAGTTGTTGCATTGATTCAAGATTTTTTTGATTGACTCCTCCTTTTTCTGGATCTGTTCCCATTGTCACAAGGAGAATAGCTTGTTGCATAGTTCTAGCTACTGCCATGTCCATTTTTTTCATTTCAGCTTTCCAATTGATATCTTCTAAAACTGGAAATCCCATTGGAACTGAAAATGGCTCGTAATCTTGTTTTTTATAAAATACTGCTGCAATTCGATCTGCATCAAGTGGCAAAGTTAAAATTCCAATAGTCTTTTGTTGAATAAGTTTTCTTGTCTCTGGTGGAAGACTTTGTAAAACTTCTTTATCTTCATCAGTTTTTGGAGACTTTAATCTTTCAAGTTCGTAATCACTTAGTAGTTTGTAATATTTTCTTTGAGAAAAATTAATTGTTCCAGCGATTTGAATATCTGCTGGGTTAAGTATAATATATTTAGATGGTAAATTAACTGCAGCTTTAGTGGTTGCTAATCCAAATGTTTGAGTAATTTTAGATACATCTTCTTCTGAAATTTTAGTATCAAATCTATAAATGAATACATTGCCACTACGATAATATTCACGAAAAAATTTATCTTGAAGATCATTAATGTTTATTTTTCTAAATAATGATTCAAAAAATGTTCTAGATTTGGAGCTGCCACCAGTAAAGTAAATATCACTACAAGAAAACTCTGTCATCAAGTCGATTGTGTTTCTGAAAATAGCAAAATTATAATATGCTTTTTGGCAAAGAATAACTGCGTCTCTAATATTTAAATTAGAATCATTTTTAATGCCAGTAGAATATCTGAATGGGATAATACCATCATCAATATTCTTATATCTATCTGTTCTTATAATTGTACTAGCAGCATTTCTCCTAACTCCATTAGACCCTGAGCTAGTAGAAGCCTTACTTTCTTTATAAGAAGATTCAGATACCATATAAGGTTGAACATCAGCTGCTTTAGCTGTTTTTTCTTGTTTTTTAATTTTTTTGGCCATTTTACGTGGATTATTACACCTTTATTTAATCATTATAGGCGAAAAAGTTGGACTTTCGACAGTTTCTGGTTCTTTCATCATATCATTATAGCATTTTAAGGCCCAATTTGCTAACATAAGTGCTGAATAATTATCTTTTCTAGCTTTATTGGCAGAAGAGCTTCTTTTAAGGTGTTGTGGTAAATCAAAGCTTTGAGTACCACGGCTAGTACTAGAGTGTTCAACTAGAGCACATTGTTTTTTAGTCTGATATATATAATCATCTTGATTTTCAATAAAATCTAATGTAGTCCAATCTTTTTTATCTTCGCCTCTAATTAAATCTAGATTTGCTGCTCCTTGATTTAATACTGTATTAAAGAAAGATTCATATGCTCCAGTTTTACTAGCAAACCATATTTTCTTATAATCAATACAAGCTTGTAAATGTTCGTTAGCTTTACGAATAAATGAACTTGTAAATACTTGGTTAAAAGCTATTTTTTTATCTTCTATATTATATTTTTTTCTAGCATTCTTTACCATAAGATCATAATCAACGCCTTCTAAATCACTATCAAAATCAAATGTTTTAATTTCAAGTTTATCTTTTTTAAATAATTCTGATTGATTACAAGCTGACAAGAAAACATCTGCTCCTGCATTATCTATAATCATTAAAATGATATTAAAATTACTTAATATATAATATAAATATGCAACGTGATTTTTTAAATTACCTAAACCAGCATAAGTATGAACTAATGTGCCTTGTCCTGTTTCGTCATCTACTTCTAAAATAGCCATAGCAAAATAATCCGCATTTGGACTATCACTCATATTAGGATCGATGCCAAGAATATATTTTTTCTTTGGATCTCCTCTTAATAAAGTATGAGGAGCTTCTCCTAATGGTAAAGTACAATCTTCCATTTTCTTTGCATTAAAATAACTATCACTGCCATCTGTAAATCGAGCGCAATATTCTCTCATAAAACTACTATGACTAAATCCACCAGCTTGAGCTTCTTCGATAATTGTTTTATCAATCATTTCTTCTGGAAGAGCTTCGTAACTCATTTGACTTACAAAATATGTGGCTTCTTGTTTTTCTTTTGATTCAATTTTTTCAGACCATTCTTTATAAGTCTTATAAAGATTTTCAAAAGTATAACTTGCAGATGAAAGTGCAATCATTTTACTAGTATTTTCAAAAACCATTCTCTCATCTTCTTTCATTAAGCCGTCTGCTATAAGTTTATCCTCTAATTCTCTAATTTCCATACGCTCTTTCATATTTTGTGGAGCAACCAAGAATGGCATCAATACATTTTTAATAATTTCTTCTGGAAGCAAAAGAAACTCGTCAAGGACTAGAATGTTTGCTCGAAATCCTCGAATCTTTTCACCATTAAGAGGAATAGCAACGATGCTTCCACCATTAATTTGCCATTCAAATTGATCGTTTCTTTTAGCTTTAGCACCAAAACATTGAGCAAGTAGTTCTGCGCCTTTGCTGTCTACAATTTTTTCTAAGTTATTAAAAATAAAACGCGCAGTTCTAAATGTTGGACCAGCAATTAAGATTTTAGTATTAGGTTCAAATACACATTGAAGAAAACAAAATACTGCTGCCATAAATGACTTACCGCAACCACGGCCAAACACGCACATGTTAAAATTTCTATTCATTAAAGCTTTAAGATGCAGCTCTTGATATGGAGCTAACTTAACTCCACTAATAAGTTCTGTTGTAAATCCAATATTAGCTCTAAGAAATTTAGCTAAAGAGATTTTAGCTTCTTTATCATTAAGAAATCCTTTAAGCTGAGATAATTCAGCATTAACATCTTTGACTTCTCTTAAATATTTATCTGGACAATATATCATAAAAGTTTCATATCATAAGCTAATTGTAAATCTACTTTTTTATAAAAACATTTACTAGCTAAAATAGATTCTATAGTTCTTTTCATCTCTTCTCTGCCATCTACAAAAACAAATTGTAGATTATCAAATTCCTGAAGTAATTGTCTAACATTATGAAATATAAATTCTGGAGTTGCTTTAATCTTTTTGCTAATATGAGGAAGATATTGGAAACTTAATGCATTAGAAAGCTTTTCTTCTACTATAACAATAAGATAAGCGTTATCTTTTTTTGCTCTAGTTATCTCGTTTTTAAATCTTTCAAGATTACCAACGCTTAGAGTACTAATAAAATCACTAAGACTTTTTCTTTCTATAAAGCAACTACAGTTATCATTAGAGCAGGTATAATCTCCATATGGTAGGGTCTTTATTTCAAAAGGTATATTGAATTTAAGCCAATTCTGTTCTCTTGTATCAACATAAATTGTGTCTTTTGAATTTAATTTATTTTTAAATTGGTGAATGATATTGTTCGGATGTATAAACTTGTTTTCTAAGCCTACGCTAGAGCAAACATCATAATAATCATTAAATAATTTATTATAAGAGATAATAGATGGCGCCATAATAGTTCTTAGCTCTACTTGACAAGGACTATATGTTAATTTTTTATCTTCTTTTCTTTTGGCTAGTAATTGTTTGGTATATTCTTGAGCTTTTTCTAGTGGCTGTTCTTTGAGCCATTTCTTCATATTATTCTTATCATTAAAGTCGCTATTGAAATATTGTTCTTTGGTCTTAAAATTAATAGTATCGCCAGTAAGAAGATCTTTTTTAGGATAATAAGTATGATAGTATTTTTCTTTGTTTAAACCATAACCTCTAAGTGCAAGATGCAAGCTTTTTTCATCTTTAAATTCTTTACCATCTACTTTACAAATAACTGACATAAGATTAACCATTTAATATTTCGTCTTTAGATATTCCTAATATTTTGCATTTGATTTCGTCCATAGACGATAATCTATCTATTTCTTTTTCTACGGTTTTCTTTCTCATCTCTGCCATTTTAATTAATTTAGCGCGACTTTCTTCTTCTTTCCACATTTGTACAAGGTTAATAATCGATGCTGTTTCTTTTACTTGTTTGCTTAATCTTTCGCTTCTTTTTACTTTAAGATCATTGTTTAATTTTTGTTGACGATTAACGCAATCGTTGTATTCTTTTCTTGCGGTATTGCTTGCCTCAACTATCGCCATTGGAATCTTGCCATCTTCTTGAATTGCAATATCAATTTGATTTTGAAGAACACTAATTGTTTGTTGAATATTAGAAGATATCAATACTTCTGTGCAAAGAACAATATATTGATCAACTTCTTCTTGAGTTAAGTCTGCTTTATTGTATGTGTATCTTATAAAGCTACTTTCAAAAAGTTCTCTATCACTTTCGTTATCATAAAGATTAATTTGATGAATAAATCTATGAGTATTCATATAACCAATTACTGCTATAATTTCTCTTTTTTGACCATGCGTAATTTTAGTTTTATCAATACCATCCATAACATATTTATTAATTTTTGCTACCATTCTCTCTTCGCTACGAGGTGGCTTGTAATCTCCAGAAGCTGCGTCTTCATTTTCTGTGTTATTATATTTAATATTAGTTGGAATAATTTTCATATATTCCAAAACGCTTCTAGTCTCTTGGCATAAATTAGTTAGTGCTTCATTTTTAAATAAAATTTTACCCATTTCTAAACCAGTCATAGTTAAACAATTATTGCTAATATATTCTTTTTGTTCGTTTGTTAATTCTATAAGACCTTTAGCTTCGTATTCATGACTTTTTCTTGGTTTAATATGTCTAGAAGCAAGAAATTGTTTTACAGCTTTGCCTTCTTTACTACGACCATCAAGATCATCTCTATCAAAAGCAAGTTTAACTAACTCTGCTAAAGATGGAGGATTATCTGGACGATTGTTCCATTCTGTGAGTAATTTTAATTGCTGTTCGTCTGTGAGAACGAAAATATCTTCGCTCATATAATATCAATATCTCCATTATACAAGTGCTTCTTGACTTTAATAATAATTGATTTTTTTAGATTTTTAATTTGCTTGTATCCTGCCATGCGATTCTTTTCTGTTGTTCTATATCCCATTAATTTAGCAACTTGTTCATCATCTTTGCCATCTATATATAAGTATTGATAAATTTTCCATTCAATTGGCTTCAGTATTTTAAACATTTTATTATGTACATTTTGTGCTGTGGCCTCAAGATTGAAATTTTCATTTTTCATATCATTTATTTCTTGAGTATGATTTTCTAAGCTTACTGTTAGTTTGGTATCATGTGCGCTTTTCTTATTCTTTTCCCAATTTGCATATAATGGGCAAGCTGAACATTGTTTGCTATAAATCCCACAACCATCATCACTTTCTGCAGCAGAACATTTTAAACAAGGTCTTGTATAATTGCTATAATTATTACGAATAAGATTTTTAATTTGATTACTTATAATTCGATTTACCCAAGGAGCAAGAGGTTTAGAGGAATCGTAAAGATGCCACTTTTTATAAATATGAAATCTTAAAATTTGAGAAACATCACTAAAATCCATCCAAGCAATTGCTGTTAAGTTCCACTTATTTTTTCTTTTAAGGATTTCTGTATTTATGTTATCTATACAATTTTCAAACTTGGGTTTTTTAGCCATTGCTTCGTCCTCTACGACGTTTGGCTGAATTTGTTGATGTTCTTGAAGCTGGACGAATTGCTCCACCTTCTTTTGCGAAATCCTCTAATACTTTTTTAGTATCTACTTTTTCTGAAGATCTGTATTTTCTTAAATCGTTTTTATCTGAAGAACCAATTATACTACCAATTTTTTCTCCTTTATTTTGATTAATGTCAACATCAAAATCTAAATTATTAATATCTGGTACTTCATTTACTTCTGTAATTTCACTGTCATCATCCTCGTAATCTTCTGGTTCGATATTTGGTCTTTTAGCTTTAGTTATAGTTGGCTTTTGCATTTGTACTGGCAAAGCTACTTTTTCTTCTTTTTTAGTACCTAAAAATGAATTTCCACAATTTGTGCAAAATTTAGGTTTATTTAAGGAATATTCAGTTGGCGAACCACATTCAGAACAATAAATTTTTAACATATATTATTATATGCTAAATAAAGAGTATATTCTAAATATTAATTTACGTAATGAATTATAGAAACGTTTCCGTTACTACTGTATACTCCACTATTATTTGGTACTTTAATAGTTGCAGATAGATCTGAGTTTCCAGCAGGAACATACATTATTACGTTTCCATTATTATCGCCTTCTTTTAAAATTGTTGCTCCACTAGATAAAATTCCTAATAGAAAAACATTTTTTCCTGCTCCTGGGGCTTCAATAACTGTTCCAGCTGTTGCTCTTCCACTCACTAGAGCTATTTTTTCAAAACCTGAATCTCTAAATAATTCTGTCATAGTAATTTACATTACACATTAAATATAAAAATGATGAGATAAAATTATCTAGTTTCTCGCCATTGTAAGCTTGCGAAAGTATTACTTGAATTAGTTCCAATTCCAGATACAACTATAACAAAAACATTACTATTTGTGCTATCAATATTTTGACTAATATAACCTCTTTTTGCGCTTGATAGAGTTTGTATTTGAGATTGAGAACTAAATTTTCCTGCTCCTTGGCCTCCAGCGATACAATATCCAGCATCTATTAACATACCACTACTTAAATTAACACTTGTTGCACTAATATTATATTGAACAACGCTTTCATCGTTTGCACTTACCCAAGTTCCGCCATTTATCTGTCCAGTACTTGGAATTCTCCAAAGTTCATAAGTTATTGCGTCTGTTAAAGTAAAAATATTAGCCATATTTGGTCTAACGACGCTTCGGTTTGGTTTGCCATAATACCCAGTCTTTAGTGCTATTGCGATTAGTGGAAGTTGGCCAGTTGTGACTACTGATCTTGCTGTAAGATTTCTTGCTGCAAAATCTACTCCTGCTTCACTGTATCCACCTTCACTCATTACTGTAGCGCAAATTTGATCCATAGTATCTGTTCCAACTGCTACAGCGTAATTTCTAATTTCACATCTAACTGGAAGATTTGGGTCACTCCAATAAACGGTTGGTTTATTATTGCTATTATAAAATTCATGAGCGATTACTGATTCACCATCATGTACAAAACCAGCTCGTAGTCTTCCTACCCCTAACCATTGAAAATCTGCAGTAAATAATTGTGTTTTTGTTATATCTATATTAAATTGAGAAGCTCCACTTCCATTACATTTATCAATATTCCAATTATTTTGAGTAATTCTTTGATCATATACAGTGCCAGAAACATTATTTCTTAAAACAAAAGATAAAGTGCCATCTCCACTTTGTTCAAAAAATATACCATTATAATCATCAAAAAGACCAATTCTTTTATTTGTGCCAGCTCTATATCCTGTAAAATTAAAACTTTGAAAAGTCAATTGACTTTTTCCTGGCATGTAGTGATGATACATTCTGCTTTGGTGAATTGTAAAATCATTAGCTCCAGTTCCAACTTGTAGTACGCCTTTTGCTTGATTGATATTAAATGTTATATTAGAATTTATGCCACTAGTTTTAGTTAATAATTCTGTTTCTTCTCCGTAAACGTGAGAATAATCTGCAAGAGTAAATGGATTTGATATTCTTTGGCGACCAAATGCATCTATTTGAGCAGATTGTGCTGAAAAATTACTTACATTAACATTAATGCCACTATTTAAAATTCCTTCTATATTATCTATTTTGCTAAAATCAAGAGCTTGATAAAGTCCACTTTCACTATTGTAAACGAGACCTATGCGTTTTTCTGTTTGATCATCTACTTGTACTAATGGAGCCATAAATATGGTTACACTAGAGTTAGTCTAATTCTTCAAATTTCTCAATAATATATGCTAAGATATCATTTCTCATAATATCTTCTCTACCAAATTTAAAAGTGCATATTCCTTTATCTGAGCTTTTCTTATCGTCAAAAAGGTTGTATATTTTTTCAAATCCACTATTCTTAATATCAGATTGTCTAATATCTCCAATTAATATTAATTTACTAAATTTACCCATTCTAGTAGTAATAAGTAACAAATCATGAACACTTAAATTTTGAGCTTCATCGCAAATAATATAGCTAGCGTTAATGCTGAGTCCTCTTAAAAATCCTACTGGCAATCCTTTAACTCTTTCTTGTTTTAATAACATTTCAACTTGTCCCTTTGGTAATAATTCGTGAAGTTTATCCATTAATGGTTGAAGATAAGGATCAAGTTTACTGTGAAGATCTCCTTTAAGAAATCCTAGATTATGAGAAGAGCTTTCTACTGGATTACGAATATAAAATATCTCACCAATTTTTTTCTGATTTATAGCATTTAATGCTGCATAAACTGAAAGCAAACTTTTTGCTGTTCCTGCTGGACCTTTGCAAAAAACCATTTTAGTATTTTTATCTTGAAGTAATTGAATAAATTTCTTTTGATTATCTGTCCATTGTAATTCGCGAATATTCAAGAACCCTTCAATTTTATCTCTTTGAGGAACAGGAGCTGACTTGTCTTCTTTTTGTTTGTGTTTTTTAGACATTATACTTACAAACTATATTACACAATTTATACTAATATAGAATCTTTAAGAAAAGCTTTAGTAGCGTGGTCGTGCTTGCTTATATATGTTTCGAACTCTGGTAAAATAATATCTTGACCAAATGAATCAATGTATTTACAAACTGAGATATTTGAATCTTTTTGATATTTTATAAAATTTTTTATGATTTCTTGCTCATTAAAAGTTTTAAAATCTTGAGTTTTAGGTACAATTCTTGTATGAAAATAAGTTGCTTCTTTATTAAATGCCACATCTAAATATTTTAGATCTCCTTTCAAAGCATTAAAATAATAATAAATTAAATCAAAATCTTTACGAATATTAAATTTTTTATTTGTTACAAAAGCTCTATGTCCATTTTTTGTTTTGTATAATCTTAAGTCTAGTTTAAATTTATCTGAAAATTCTTTACAACTTTGAATAACATCTTTATCCTGTCTTGCGTCTATATCTATAGGAAGCATTTCATCAAATTTACATGCAACTGTAAAACCAAGACTTATAATTACCATTTGATTATATTACACAAAAGAGTGTAATTAAAATAAAGATGGCATACTTAAACTCAAATATACCCCCAATAGAATGTTTCGTTAGAGGAAACTATTTAAGGAATCAAGAAGATAGTTTTGATAAAAAATATAAATGTTTAATTTTTGGCGTTACGAGTTTGCCTAGCCAAGTTCCACTTTTTAATTTTCTTATGGAAGATGGAGGAATATGGTGGCATGCTCCAATAAGTGCTTTTTGCACAAAGCTAGATTCTCCAAATATGGAGTTAAGTGAATTAGAGTTATGGGATAGTTTTAGTTATAATATAGCTGTAACAAAATTTTATGTTCTTCAAAATAAAAAAATAAAATATACTGGAAGAACTGGTCAAGAATATTTTGGTAAATATCTTTTTACTCTTGATTGGGCTAATGGTGATTTTAATGAAATTCATTTTGGATTTAGTGAAAATCCAGATCAACATAAAGCTGGTCATGTAATAGAACTAGATAATGGAAATTTTGCAATACAACCTAATAATAGAATTAAAGTATTCGATCCAAGCTTCGCAACAAAACCAAATGAAATATTGTTGCAAAGAAAAGTAAATACTCATATCTATACTGTTGAAAATAGTCCCAAATGGATTACTGAAGATAGTGATAGTTATGATTATAAAATAGAGGAAATAAGAAGTGAAGAAAACAATAAACATAACTGAAAAAAACATATTTGAGGGTGAAAAAGCTAATCCTCAAAATTGTGCAATAGCTAGAGCAATTAAAAGAAATATGAAAGGTAAATTAATGAGTGTTTCAGTATTACCTTCTCATATAGTTGTAAAAACTAAAAATAAAGAATATATTGCAGCAATGCCAAAAGAAGGTTCAAGTTTTATTAAAAGATTTGACCGAGGTTTAGCTGTAAATTCATTTAAATTAAATTTAAAATTTAAAAAAGATTTCGCGCTATTTTAAATTCGGATCTGCTAGATCTGGATTGTGAGTTTGCTTTGTTCCCCTTTTAAAGGGTATAGATAGATTTTTTACTATTTCAATTGGCTTTTCTATTATTTTTTCTTTGATTATTTCTTTAACTACTTCGACTTCTTTTTCATCGAATTTTCTATTAGCTGCAATATTATAAGCTAATAATAGTGATACTGCTAATGGATCAAATACTGCTACAATAATTAATATAAAATATTTAACAACAGTTTCTATTTTTACATTAAATGCTTCTGCTATGAATTTATATGTGCCAATATCAGATGATACGATTTCTTTATTTAAAGTTATTATTTGATTGTCAATACTATTGATTTCTTTATTTAAGTCCTCGTTGTTGAGGTTAATTTTTTGTATATTAGATTCTAATGTAGAAATGCTAGATTGCATTGTATCTAATGTTTTAGACTTTAATTCTACTGATTTTTTATCTATTACTTTTTCTTGAGTATCGCTACTAAATAATCCTCCAGATTTGGTCACTGTTGTAGTTGTAGATTGATCTAGTGCTTTAGTTAGATTATTTTCTTGGCTTTTACGAGTATCTACAAGAGTCTTGACTCTATCATTATTTGAAGCTATTTGATCTTTTAATGAAGTCTTTTTGGCTTGTAATAAAGATACTTGAGATTCAATTGCATCTATATTACTTTTAGTTGAGTAAAAAGCTTGACTAAGAAATCCAAATATGCCAAGACTTGTAATAGCCATAAGAACTACTACTGCGGTTATTAAATATGTTTTGATAATATTATTGATTTTTTTCCAGTATCTATATAAAAAGCTAGTTGCCATTATTTTGCCAAATTCTAGACTACTAGCCATAATAATTGCTGGCCAAAAGCTACCAGAGAATAGAAGTCCAATTCCTTTTACAGAAAAGAAAGCTCCACAAGACGCTAAGAATAAGGCTGATAAGCCTAATAATACTTTAAACATTAAATATGATTACACTAGTTGGCTAAATATTCTGCTGCTTCTACGTTGCCTTCTCCAAAAAGCCATTCTGCCATTTTAAAAGCATCTCTTTTCATATTAAAATCTACTCCATGCATCTCGATAATACTTCCACCATTATTAATATCATATAAATAAAATTTTCCTCTCCATTCGTATATGCATACAGCATGGCCTTCTTTTACCCTTCTGCCATTCTGATTTTCGTAATAAACTGCTCCTAAAACCTCGCTCCATATATTATGTTGGCCTAATTTTTTATTAATTGCTTCATAAGCTACTATACTATTTATAAGACAAGAATTAGGATAATTTAAAGGTACTTTCTTATTAATTTGAGCATTAGATAATGAGCAACTAAATATAAAGAACGAAAATATTATAAATTTTTTCATATTATTTGTTTTTGTTTTGTGTTTTTAGTAGGTATCTAGCACTGCCTTGGCTTTGCCATATTTTTCTAAAGTCTTTAAAAGTATATTTAATACAATCAGAATCTTCATTAGGGTCAGTAACAATAAAATAATCTTTTCCAAAACCATTTAGTATAAAAGCGTGTTGACCATACTCTTTGTTTACTGAAACGATCACAGGGTTATTATTTGCTATTTCTTTTTTGATGTATTCTATACCGCTATTGCCTCCATTGATATTAAATTCTTTTTCTTGCCAATTATAACCAAGTTCTTTTAATGCTATCTCTACTTTCCAGAATTTTGTTTTAGTATATAATCTATTATTAGAATCTTTAAGATCATTGTTTTCTATTAGTCTTTTAAGATCTTTTTGATCAATATTTTCTCCATAATAGTTTAATACTATAGAAACACATGCTGGAACACATAATAGTTTATCTTGTTTGGTATGATTTAATTTAATTAGATACTCCTCTGAATATCCTAGTGAAGATAAACAGAGGAATATTAATAATCTTTTAATCATTTATAGTTTTTAACTTGAAAGGCTGATCCACCAATTGCTTTAATATTGTGTCTATTCTTAAGATTAGCGTACTCATTACCTTGATGCATTTCTACATTACGAGCTGCATTTTTCATTAAAAGATGATCGCGGTATTGCATTTTTGGTTTGCTATATACTTGTTGAGTAATTTGAGCTTGACGCATCATAGATTGGGTTGTGCGAATACGATGTTGCTCTGCGTTGCCAAAATCATCGTTCCAAACCAAGCACTTCATTTGGGCATTAGAGGTTGCGTATAGTCCGAGACTCAATAGGATTGTTAGTATTGCTTTTTTCATGATAGAGCCATTATATAGGTTATTTAACTTATTGTCAAGTATTCTTTAAATATAAAATGTCCAAATACTTTGATACTCTTGTTCTTTGAGATTAATGATTTTGCAAGCTTGCGGCTCTATGTATATAGGTGTTATTATTCCATCTACTTTGTTAATAGCCACGTTAATAGCATGTGGCCCTTGAGTACCATTCTCTTCTCTAGAATTAGAATTATAGTGAATAATACCAATAGCAATACTATCAGCTGTAGATTCTATACTATTATAAAAATAGCCACAAGCAAATACTCTAAAAGCTTCACTAAAATTATCACAATCCCATCTGTGAGCCCATTTTGTGACTTTCATGCTAGACATCCAACGCCAATACAGAGGAAATATCTTGTCTTGCAACAAAGGAATATCTACTGTTTCATAAGAGCCATCAACAATAATGCTATTTCTAGGCATTAGTCTATTTTTCCAAATATTAACCATTTCTCTGCTTTGTATTATCATATTTACTTGTATTTTACACAAAAGTATATATAAAAAGACTTTATAGCAAAAAACGCCCGCTGGATTTTTTTACTTTGATGTTTTATTGCCTTAGTATTGTATTTTAATAGATTATAAAAAGGGGGGTATAGATAAGAGTATATATAATAATACTTTAATTAGTTCGGGGAGATTGATTTTTATACCCCCACGACCCTTTTTGTAAAAGAGATTATCTAAATTTTTCAAAAATGGGGGGTATATATAAGTGTGCTTCTGTAAGTCGTTATCAATCAATGAAATTTAACTGAAGAAATATCTTGTGATATTCTTATTCTGTGATAGATTACCTATATGAAGAAATTAAGCAAATACGAACAACTCATCGCAAACCTCAACAAAGCGGCTCAAGACCTTAAGGATGCCTCGACTCAAGCCGTGGCAACCCTCGAAGCTCACGCTGAGAAGATTGAAGCTATCAATCAAAAGTATTCAGAAAAATAATTGTTGACGAAACATAACCAGAAAGGCATACTAAGACCATGAAACAAAACCTCAAAATCAGTTACCAAACATTCGGCGAAAACAATGCTTACCTTCTCGAAGGAAGCATCAAACAAATCAATCACTTCTTCAATAGTATCTATAATTGGGAAGGCACTAACGGCAAGTTGCACGATATGGGCAACGGCAAAGCGTTCTACTTCTACGCTCATCCCGATGATGTGAAGAAAGCTCTTGTTAAGGTTGCTCTTCACACCTTGGTCAACAAGATCAATGCTAAAGGTCGCAAGGGTGGACTACTTGACCTTGCAACAACCAAGGCACAGAGCATCATCGATGAGATGACGCAGACTTGTTTCCTTTGGGGTGCGAGTAGCTCTGAAGGGTATAGCCTCGGCACTATCAGTGCAGAGAAGCCTAGCGACTACTGTGGTGCAGTTAGCAACGGAAGGGACTAATACTATGACAGCAGAACTATTCATCGTAGCACTTACAATACTAGGCGAAGCTAGGGGCGAGACATTCGAGGGAATGGCTGGCGTTGCTAGTGTCATTCAAACACGGATGATAGAGCGTAAGCAGACAGCCTCACAGGTCTGCCTAGCACCTAAACAATTCAGCTTCTGGAATGGTGGAGTAAGTGAAGCTACCAAGAAAAAGCTACTGGCAACAGCACAAGGTAAGAACGCTCTTTACCTTGCTGACCTAGTTATCCATCAGCAGATGCCAGACATCGTGAAGGGTGCGAATCATTACCACGCTGTGAGTGTGTCGCCTAAATGGGCAAAGAATACAAAGCTAGTAGCAACCATCCGCAACCATAAGTTTTACAGATTGTAAGACTTGACAACATAGAAAGGTGTGATAGACTAAACATATGACAAATAATAATCCAATCAAACGAGCGATCCTCATCGACCCATTCAATGAAACCATCACAGAAGTTAAGATGGTAGATACTAAACTTCAGACGATCTAT